GGTGGCTGAGGCGCAAACCAGCTAGCCAATTGCCCTTCAAACCAGACCAACTTGAGTTTAGAGATGAAATGAGTGAGTCACCTGAAGTAATCATGCGCAAAGATGCTGTAGTGCAATTAAAGAGAACCAAGTTAGGTCGACTTGAGGAGCCAGAAGAAACCAAGCAGAGCGTTGACCGGACTGGACCAGCTGTCGAGGGCAGTAGGCCAGTTGCGTTTGCGACTAATCAAGAGAATGAGTACAAAGCTTTGGTTAAGCGTGTGTTAGAAGAGCAACTTGAACCAAAGAAATTAGTAGCTCTTATTGATCATGTGAAAAAGAAACGCAACTTTCTTGAATTCTTCGGGCCACGACGTGAAGTTGTTACTCTCAGGTGGGAAGAATGGATTGAGGGCTGCAATGCCAGTGAAGCAGTCAAGGTTCGACTTCGCCGCGAGTGTAAATTGATGCGTGAAGAAGGGATTACTGAAGACAGCATTTTGACCAGTGAACAATTGAATCGTTGGACCAAGAGAAAGAGTTTTATTAAACGCGAGTTTTTGAATATAAGGAATATGTTTTCAGCCAAGAAGAAAGCCCCACGCCTTATTCAGGGCGGGAGTGAGCGATACTGCATAATAGTTGGGAGTTGGATTGCTGCTTTGCAGGGCTTATTGAAGAAGCGTTGGCACAGCGACAATTTCTTTTTCGCCAACATGAATAGCAGCACTCAGGAGGTTGCTGATTTCATTAGCGGTGCCACTGGACCTTCCTTACCCAATGCGATGGAGGGTGATATGGGACATTTCGACGCGTCCATTGACAAGCTCTGGTGTTACTTTGAAGTGTGGGTATGTCAACAATTCAAGGCCCCACGAGCAGTCGTCGATCTCATGTTGGCTAACATCCGTACTCATGGAGTCACTAGTCGTGGGTTTGTTTACAAGTGTTTGGGCACTCGTAAGTCTGGCGATCCTTTCACAACTTTATTCAACTGCCTCATTAATGGTCTATCCCACTTTCATGTGTTTTGTGAGAAGAACAACTTCAGTTATTTTGAGGGCAAGAAACACATTAAGATTGTCGCTACAGGTGATGACATTTTGAATCGCCATGATGGGCAG